TTGCTGTGCATCTTGCTGTGCATCTTGCTGTGCATCTTGCTGTGCATCTTGCTGTGCATCTTGCTGTGCATCTTGCTGTGCATCTTGCTGTGCATCTTGCTGTGCATCAGTGTTTTGTGCTTTTTGACTTTGGTCAACATCTTTATACGTTGCTACACCCAGTTGCTCTACAGCAACTAATGCTGTTCGCTCTTCAACGTCATGTTCACCCGGTTCATATTCAACAATAGTGTTGCCATTGTTTTTTGCTATTTTAAAAGTCGAATCAACAATAATAATTGGTGGCATGTTTATCTCCCAGATAAAGAAAGCCCCTTTTAAGGGGCTTTATAGGTGCTTTTAAGCTGCTAAGGTTAAGACCTTAATAGCATTACTATCAGTCAACATACCACCAGTACGTTTTGTCGTATAAAAACCTACATATGGTTTGTTGGTGTACGGGTCACGTAATACACGTGTTCCCATGCGATCTGTAATTAAGTAACCACGTTTAAAGTTACCAAATAACACTGCATTAGCATCTGCTTCAGATTCTGGCATATCTTCATTTTCTTCAATGCCATAACCCAATAAGGTGGAAGGTTGACCAAGCTGCAAACCCGGTTGCCAAATATAGTTACCTTCTGAGTCTTTAAATTTACGCACTTTTGACTGTGTAAGATTAGTCATCATAAAGAGCGCACCATTGCGATAACCTTTCTTAAGTGAGTAAATCAAATCAATAAGATTATCACCTGTAAAATTACCTGCTTGGCCCGACTTAATTTGCTGTAACGTTCCGAATGCACGAGTTTTATCATTCGTGGTTGCCATTGCATAAGCCAAAATACCTTTAGGTTTTTTATCACCATCCCCCAATAGGAAAGCTTGACCTTCTTTTTCAGCAAACTCTTGGGCAACTTCTGTTGAGATCCAGTTTTCAACATCAAAAAACACATCATCTAGTGAAGTTTGAGTGGCTTGAGGGTTAGCATAAATCTCGCCCATATATGCTTGAATTTGCGCAAGGGTTGGTGTACCTGTTGCTGGGCGGTTGTCTGTTTCACCTACCCAACCAGAACCAGCACCACCAAGATTTACGAGTTTTTTATAGTCAGGCGTTCCAATTGTCATTTGAGAACAAACAGCACGCATTGGGCTTTCATCTTTGAGCAACTCAAGCAATGTGCGGTCAAGTTCTTCAGGTACTGCATAACCACCATCTTGGTTAGTAGTTGTCTGAACTGCCTTAATTTCTAATTCAGAAAGGCCATCATCAATCCCTTTTCGCAAGAACTGATAAAATGCAGATTTGTGTTCACCGACTTCTTTGCCATCAGTTGCACCTGGTCGTTTTGCTTCTTTTAGCTCTTTTTCAAGCTCTGTTTTAAGTTTATCAAGATCACCTAATTTTTCGTTGATCTTTTCAACTTCTTCAGACAATTTGCCTTTTTCAGCTTTAATACCTTCTAGCTCTTTGTCATTCTTCTTTTTGAAGTCTTCAAAAGTACCTTTTAGGTCAGCAGCTACTTCTTCGATGTCTTTCTTTTCAATAGGCATGATTATGCACCTTCAATAAAAATGGTTTTTAAGTCTTTAAGTGATTGAAGCGCGTCATCTTCCGAATCAACATCTCGCTGATTAAGTGCACTGTAGCCTTTAGACATAAATGCTTTGGCTTGCTTCTGAGAGAGTCCCATTACATCGCGTAATGCCTTCTCAACGCTGGAAGGCGGTGGAATCTCTCCTTTACGAAGTGCAGTCTTAACTTCTGTAATCTTCGCTTCTGTATTTGCAGGCATTGTCACAATTGACACTTCCCACAAATCAATTTCTTTAAGTAGAAATACGCCTTTCGCTTGGTCATATTCCCAATCTTTTAAGATGTAGCCGATTGACATTCCCTTTACGCTTCCAGCTTTCATATGAGCATGAGCACGTTTTGCTAAAGGGTCGTCATTAATAAGCAAACGACCCCGGACAAATAGGCCATGGTCGTCTTCTTTCATTTCTGTAAATGGGCCGATTGGTTCAGACATTTTGTGTTGCCACAAAACAGATGGTAGGTCTTTGCGTGTTGACCATTCCTCTAAAGTTTTTTGAAAAGCCCCCGGCATAACAACATCGCTGTAACTATCTACAACACCAAATACAGATGCATACCCCTCAAACTCACCTGAATCTGAGACACTTTTAATTTTCAATGGAACGTTAAGATACTTGACTTCCATCTTTTCCCCCTTCTTCAGGCTTAGTTGTCATATTCATAGGTGTTAGATAAATATCTCCACCTTCACGTGGGTTTAGATCTTCTAGTTCACGACAATCATTAGGACTTAAGAAGCCCCACTGAATTCCTTTTCCATAAGCTTCATATCGCGTTTTCAAATCACCACGTAACAAGGCACCAGCATTGAACTTTGCATAATGAGTTTTGCGGTCTTCTTCATTGAGCAAACCGACTTTGATTCGTGATTCGATTCTCGTCATGTACGGTACAAGCGAATAATTCACAAACGACATGCCCATGTGTTCAATATTGTTCAAAGTCATTTTGTCCATTGCTGCAACAAGATGAGGCGGGACACGGAAAAGGCCGCAAATCTCAGCTTTTTGATACTCTCGAGTTTCAAGAAATTGTGAGTCTTCAAGGTTTAAAGCTGTTGGCTTCCACTTAAGACCTTGCTCTAGAATCATTGGCTTATATGTGTTAGCTAAACCTGTATAACTTTCAGCAAATTCAGTTTTTAGACGGTTAAAAGCCGCATCTGTTAGTGAAGCTTCTGTTTCTAAAACACCAGAAGTTACGGCCCCATTTTTAAATAGCTTTGAACCGTGTTCTTCAGTATCTAACCCAAGAGCAATACTTTTTCTTGCAAATGCGATTGGATTTAATCCATTTAATCCATCAAGCGTGAATAAACGGACATGCCAAATTTCCTTTTGCGATAAAGTTTTTATCCCACCCTTTTTAAAGTTCACTTGATATTCAACTTCCCAGTTATCATTTAATTTTGGTGTAACTGAGGCTGGGTCAATAGGTAATAGTTCAACTACTTGGCCTAATGCATAAACTTTATAAGCATAAAAATTACCGCGAAGGCATAAACACACCATGAGTAATTCCCAAAACTCTTGAGGTGTCATGTAGTCATTGGGTGCTACGGTCAGCAATTCATTAAGCTTGTGATTAATTGCTGGCTCTTTATTTTTTCCATTTTGCTTATAAAGACGACATGGCAACATACCCATTGATTCGGATAGCACTCGTACACAAGAAAACACGATAGCCAGTTGCATAGCTCTCAATGGCGTCACTGGTTGCCCACTTCCTGAAACATACTCAGCACCAAAAATGCGAGCTAAATCATCAGGACTAGAAATGATTTGGGGAGCTGATTTAAAACCCATCAGCTCCCCAATTTTTGTTAAAACACTCATTACAATCTTCTAACCCCATGTTTTTCGATATGCTTCGAAAGATCTTCCTGCTCAGGTGTGCTGGTTAATGCCAAGACACGACTAATACCCATTAACAGTGCTACAGCACCATCAATTTTCTTGAACTTTTTCTCTTTATCAGGAAACTCTGAATCGTTTTTCCCTGTTTTAGAAACCACATTCCCCACCATCCATGTAAGAATCGGATTGCCATCATGATGAAAACGGCCAGATAAAATGGCCGCCTCGAGTTCTTTCATAGCAGGTGAGAAAGTTTTTGTAGTTTTGGGCATTTTGATGGAGGTATAACCTGCATCATCCACCGTTTTGGCGATCTGAAATCCACCCCATTCGTCATAGGGAACTTCAGTTAAAGAAACATGCTGAGCATCTGAAATTAAATCACTCGCAATTAAATTCAGGTCATTTTCAAAACCGTCATGAGCTTCAAGTAAACCCATGTTTAACCACTTTTGATAAAGCTTAATTACTTGCTTTTCTTCACCGTTATAGATCGTGTCTTCAGGTAAATAGAAATGTGGTGCAACACAGTAATAATGAATTTTTCCATCTTCACCAACTCTATAGAACAAGTTAATACGTGCTGCTATATCGATTTTTGATGACAGATCGACATTCATTAAACATGGCGTTGCTTTAAAATCTTCAAATTTCAGTGTTTTATCTGCACATTTTGCCCATTTTTCCATATTAAAAAAGGCAGTTTTTGCAGAAACCCATACATTTAAATGTTTAGTTTTAAATGTATTTTGTCTAGAAGCATTTTGAATCGCTTTCTTTTGCTGTGATTCAAGGTAATCGCCATAAACAGAAACATTAAAATTTGGATTTGCTTTTTGTAAAACCTTCGGATCAGTCCAGTCGTCACCATCATCAATAGTCCATATCCAGCCAAATAACTCGTCATCAGGCATGGAACCAAGCAACATTTCTTGCACACGAATGCGCAAGTCATAACAAGGACCTTCGATATTAAAACCAGCAGTTGTAATCGTAAAAATTAACGGTTGACGGCGTGCACCCATCCCCGTTTGCATTGTGTCATAAAGTCTAGAATCTGAATGCTCATGGTATTCATCAACAATTGCACAATGAGGTGATTGACCATCTGGTGGATCACCAATTAGTGGTTCAAAAATAGAACCATCTGTTGGAATTTCTAAACTTGCAGCATTAACTAAAATCCCAGCAGCTTCAATTAAGTCGGGTGACCGTAAAGCCATGAGTCGAGCAGGCTTGAATACTTCCCAAGCTTGTTTCTCAGTAGTTGCCCCCGAATAAACTTCAGAACCAAACTCACCATCATTACAAAACATATTGAGAGCAACACCAGCTGCAATAGCTGACTTACCATTTTTACGTGGTACTTCCCAATAACTCTCCCTGAATCTACGATAACCGTCTTTTTTTCTAACCCAGCCAAAAGTTACAGCTAAACCAAATTTTTGCCAGTCTTCTAACTTAATTTGGAGTCTTTTGAGTGCCCATTCGCCTTTTGTATGTGGTAGCAACTCAACGAAAAGAATCTTTTTTTCAGCTAATTTAGGCTCAAATTTATATGGGAAATCTTTGGTTTTACTTTTTTTTAAGTCATCTAAATGCCTTTGGCAGGCTAATTTCACCCATTTACATGCGGGTGTTTTGTCAGATACAACTGCCTTAGCCCATTTGTTGGCAGCGTCAACATTTGGGTATAAAGCAGACATTCATATCCTCACATTTCTAGCACCCCAGAAAACGCATTACCTTTATTTTTTTTCCCACCACCCGTTAATCTGTTACGTGAAGCAGGATCTAAACCTAATAACGAACCAAACATTGCCATTTGGCGGGATGCCTCATTCATAGCTGTTAATGCGGGATTCTTTACAGGACCACCTTGAGAACCCGCCACCACAATTCCATGTGTGGCAACTTCAATTTGGGCTTTCCGCCAGTTTTCATAAGCGAGACAAAAGCCTTCCACGTTATGCATATCAGTGATGCGTAGAATTTTATTTTTTAAAAGTTCAGGAACAATCGATTTCCAAATCATTGATGCAAATTGCAGTTCAGCCATGTATTCAGGTACATCGATATTTGTTACTTCAGTAAATTCAGGAACATTATTATTAAGTGGGCGTTTACCAGGGTTCCCATTTGCTCTTTTTGTCTCTACTGATTTTGGTTTGCGGCCTCGACCGGGTATTGCTGCAACTCCGCTCATTTTGTCAACCCACTAAATTTTTAATTTCGCGTCCGTAAAAATGTGACTAGGGGGGCGGTCATTTAGGCAAAAAGCCTGAACTTTTTACCCTCCCCTTACCCCTCACGGCGATTTTTTGAGCCTTCCCAACGGCACAAATAAAGTCGCTCAAACTCTTCTCTACTTTGAAGATTCACTGTTAAGACACGCTCATCTTTTGAGATTAAGCTTGATAACTCTTGTGCTTCCTTTGGAACACGAATACCTATGCCATGCCAAACGCCAGATTCTTTATTACTCATGGTTTACTATCCTGTTTAGCTGTCTTCTCTTTATGACACGGCGAACAAAGCGATTGTAAGTTAGATGGGTCATCTGTTCCGCCGTGTTCACGTGGAACGATGTGATCCACATCAGTTGCTTCTGTTACATGACCATTCGCTTTGCATATCAAACAAAGGTAATCATCTCGCTCAAGAATAGATGCCCTCAATTTGCGCCAAGCATGACCATAGCCACGTTCTGTTGTTGATCCTGTGCGATCTTGGCGTTTATTCCAATTGCTGCGCTTGTGTGCATGTTCATCACAGAAACCTTTCTGACTTGGTGACTTAACTACGTTTGGACATCTAAATTCTCGGCAGGGTCGTGACATAGTGTTACTCGCGCATCTAAATCTTTAACTACATCAACGGTAATGCATTTAATGTTCAAGCCTTTACGTTGATATTCTTGGACCAACTTAACCAAATTGAGTTCCATTTGCTTACGTAGAACTTCTGGAGTTTCAAGTTCAAGCACGATGAAAGACTTTTCTTGCTTATTACCCAATTCATGAAACCCTAAACGATTGTTAGTAATGCTGTTCGGAATCATCTTGCTCACCTTTAAGATCCGGTATCGAAACCACTTTAAGATCCGTCAACAATGCATCAATTTGCTGTTGATTGGTTGGATGTACTTCAATAATCGCCTTCCACGGTTGGCCGGGTTCAGCTACTAAAGTTATTTTGTTTACGTGTTGAAGATACTCACCATTATCAAGTAGAACTTTCGTTCCATTTGAAAAGGAAACATTTCCGTTACTTTCTGGTGGGATAATGCTGGTTATTCTAGGCATGTATTAATCTCCATCTAAAGATTTAGCCTTTGGTGCTGGCTCACCATCTTCAAACATTGCCAAGACTTCACTTAACTGGGCAGATTGTTCTGCATTGATTTGAACGATTAGTGTGTTTTGTTCAATCAGTTGATTGTTCTGTTCGATTAGCTTGTTTGTTTGATTAACAAGATTAAGGACTAGGTCTTGTAGTGATTGTTTGTCATCCACGTTGTGGCTCCTTATCTTTCAAGATACGCAAATTTTTTATTCGTTCTTTCAGTCGAACAATAATTGAATCTATTGTTATGAGCTCATCACGAGATAACCCGGTACGTGATGGATTTTGATATTTCTCTAGCTCACACGAACAAAAAATCCAGATCCTTTTTAACTTCTGATTTGTCAGCCATACAAACACTCCAGAGAAATTAAAGCCCCGCCAATAACTAGTATGTGGCGGGGCCATATGTGCCGTAATGTTCTCGGCTAACAACTACCTGCCTGAGCAGGTAAAAATTAAATGTTAGTCAGTGCTTCAGCTTCACTATGAAAAACACCAACTATTTCCATACTGGGTTCTATTCCCAACTCTTCATCTGCATAGAATGAAGCTTTATTAATATCTTCATACAACTTAAGAGCATCACCTATCATAGGATGATCATGACTTAAAATAATGAAATATCTTCCAGCTTCTACAGCTAAATAATATTGACCTTTAATCTTTTGCTTAACTATTGCATTCATTTCAAAACCCTCTTGGTAATGAGCAAATAATAAGCAAAAAGATTTGATTTAAATAGCTTATATTTTAAATTTATTTTTGTTATAATTCAGACACTTAAATGTAAAATAATTCTTTATAATTTAAAATAATTTCTTATCATTTCACATCACTGAAGCTCACAAAAAAAGCCCACAAAATAGTGAGCTTTCAAAATACTTAATGATCATATCCAATATACGACCATAATATAAATACTGTACGGTAATTCCCAAAGAAATGGAATAGGGATTTTTATAGATTAAGAAGAACACATTTCAATTAGTTTGGTAACTGATTCTAATACAGTGACACCAGCTGGCAACAACTCAATAAAAGTATTAATCCTACTCTTGTTTGGGTTACCACTTTGAACTTCTTCCTCAATTTTACCTATAACTTTATTAGACACATGCAAATCGGTATCATCTAAATTCAAATCAAGTAAATCACTCTTGATTTGATTCAAAACTTGTCTGTAATCATTAGTTGTATAGTTAATTGTGTTTACTGAGTTATCTGTACTATTTTGATAATATCTTGCATTACCAGATACTGAAATTGTATTAACAGTGCTGACTGATCTTGGATCTGGAACTGCATTCACGTTCACAACTTGCATTTGATAATGTGGCTGAATAATTGACGCTCCACCAGAATAATTAGGCTCAATAACTCTATATCTCTCTACTATCCCATTTGGAATAAGTCTATCCACCAAATAACCTATCTCAACTGGATAGTCTGCTTTAAAAGTTATGATGCTTTTACCATTTTGAACACTAGCTTTCTCCTTTTCAGCTACTAGATTTCCCTCTTTATCATAAACATTAATTATGTCACGCATTAAGCTACCGAATCCCATTTGTATACCTTATTATAAAGTTCAAAAAATCGTCATAATCATAAGATATAAAACGGAAAAAGCCCACTAATTGCAGGCCATTTACTCTAATTTTTCTTCACAATATTTAAGCACTTTCTTTTAATCTATTTCGATATTCACCAACCCCGTTTTCAATTTCCCAACGAGCATTTACTAATGCCACTTCCATGAGCTTTTCGTATTCTTTCCATGTTTTTCGATAAGCGTCATATGTTAAATGATGAGATGCTATACCTGCATAATACATTCGACCTTTACTTGTGAAAACTTCATTTAGGCTTGGATCAATTTCAAAATCAAGAACAAGACGAGCAACCAACTCTGCCAATTTCTCTAAAGGAATAATATTAGGCTTCTGTTTTTTTTCTTCAGCTGCACGAACCATGATTTTTGCTAAGTGTTCTTGTACAAATAAATACTCACGTTGTGCTTTATGTCCCCATACATAAACTGTAGCCAGTGCTTTTGCCAATTGAGTATCAATATTTTCAAAAGCAGCACAACGAATTTCCCACGCTGAAACCTCATCTGAACTATTTGAACCCACTTGTTCATAATTTGGTGTCTTGGCACGCATGTGCTGACCAAGCCATTCTAGATTTGTCAATTTGCTCATACGCTCACCTTTTTTATTATCCATTTAACTTAATTACACATATATCGATCTGACCACCCACAACAACTGGGCGAGCATTTACTGAAAGGCTTTTAACTTGCGAGTCATCACCTATGAGCCCACACTTAGTTAGGGCATCAAGGCAGGGTTTTAAAATGTTATCGATGTCACGTACTTTTTTATCTGGCATGTGGTAATCGATAATTACTTTTACATCACCCATATATTGAAGCGGTTGAACAAACCGTTTCATAGCTTCAATAAAATGATATGCACGTTTGCTTAAACGTTTTTGAGCTTTACCAGAATCTAACCAATAGTTATTAACTGACGGCGGAATAATGTTAAGACTGCAATTAAGCAATTCCCCCCCAACACATTCATAGGTTTTACCCTTAATTAAATATGCAGGTAGTTTAGGTGCCGGGTCTTTATTAACTCTTTTCTTGCCACTTTCGGTTTTTAAAACAGGTGGGCGGTAACCGCCCCACTTTGGTTTTAACATTTATCACCTCGGCGTTTTTCTGTTGCTTCAAGAATTGCAGCTGGAACTGATTTATCTATCTGTTGGCTATTTTCTTCAAAAACATCGCTATCCTTTTTTATTGAACGCATCTTAATATTGCTTGCTTCTGCTAACTGCCTTTGTATTGGTCTTAGAAAATAAAGCATTGCTGAAAAATAATTACGTTCTTGCATATCTACAGCGGTGTTTCTGCTTTGCTCTGCGCCTAAAATATCAAGTTCAACCAATTCAATTGATTTATTAAAAACTTTTTCTAGTGCTTCAATTGTGTCAGCACGTTGTGCACATACCTGTTGTAAAAAACCACGCTCATGCTTCAGATCCTTTACCCAGCCACAGTATTCCTTAATTGAACCCTGCAAATTGGTAATTACTTCCTGACGCTCACAATAAATTTCCCAAGCTAACTGGATAGCTGCGATCTTGTATTTTTCATCATCAAAAATAAAAAGTTTTTCACCATGCATAAATACGAGTTTCTGATAGCTTGCAGATGCTTTTATCGACTCTTCAAAATCAAGACGATTTTTATTTGTTGATTTAGATATTTCTTCACCTAAATCAATACCAATAACTTCTGATTGAGGTTGAACATATTGAGATGGACATCCAAACGTATGGCCTATGTCTAGGCGACCACAAACGAAACCGTCCGGCTCTACTCGATCTAACACACCAAAACCGCTAATTCGTGTCCCATCCGTTTCAACTCTATTTGATGAAAGGAAATCGACATAAACACGTTGGCCCACTTCCAAGTTTTGTTTTTTATTCTGCATTGCTCTAATACTCCGGTTCTGGCGTTGGCGCTGTTTAATACGTTTTTTCATACATGGACATCCAAAAAATTGAGCGTATTTTTAAGAATGTTCCAATCAAGAACTGTGACCTCAGATTTCCCTTCATAGATACGGCGCAACTGGTACGCTGTGATTGCATAGCCTGATCTTTCTGCTAAGAAATCCCATGATTGACCATATTCCTCTACGAAAACTTGCATGAATTTTTGCTGAAGCTTTGCAAATGCACTTTGCTCTGGCTCAACCTTTATTTTTTCCTTCTTCGGCTCAGTTAAGAGAATTCCATTTTTACGAGCCCAAACAACACATGTTTTACAGCGACAACCCATTTTTTTATAAGCGCCGTCTGTACCATGTTTAAGGCGGATCTGGTTTTGATCTTTTTTCTCAAATGGTTTTATTTCGTTACCCTGAGCAATCCACTTAGCAACCTCATTTTCTAGTTCTTCGCGTTTAGTAGATTTGAGACTTACATTCGAATAAGACAAAGAATAATCGCGTTTAACAAAATCTAACTTTGCATTCATGCTTGACCACCTGTACGTGCATCCGCCCAAACACACTCGACTTGAGTTAAGCCGCCATGTTGAAAACGCGACCATAAACGGTCACCTAAATCAGAAATAAGGCCATGAGTTACTTTGCCGTAACGATCTGTGGTGTCTTGCAAAGCCATATTTGAAATCAACATAGTTGGCTTACCAGCGTCATAACGTGCATATAAAACTTTGTGCACAAGTTCTTTACGCTTATCGCGGTCATGCAAACCATATTCATCAACAATGAGTAAGTCGTATTGTGAAAAATCATAGATAACTGATTTTTCAGACATGTCTTTTGTGTCTTTATCCCAAGCCTGCATAATGCGTTGTGCAATTTCTTCACTTGTGATGTAACGGGCCTTTTTCCCGTTTTTTAGCAGCGTACGCGCCGTTGCGCATGCCAAATGTGTTTTGCCTGTTCCAGTCATCCCAACCATTACCAAATTGGTAACTTTGTTTTTCATGATTCGATCTGCATATTCCACGCATTTGTTAAAAGCTATCGTTTGACCGGGTAAATCACATTGGTAATTTGAAAAACCTGAATTTTGGTGACGCTCTGGCAGCATTCCAGTAGACATATGAGCTTTGAATGCACGGCGATTCACTTCGCGGTCATATTGCTCATTTTGTTGTTTTGTATATTCAGCTGCACAAGCTGGACAAATTTCATGACAACCCATACTAACTTTTTGCTGTTTGTGTGTTTCACACATGCTTTCCGCTTGAGGGAATTGATAATTAAATTTTGGCATTGCGTTCATACGAAATTACCTCCAAGTTTCACAGGCTGCACGTTTTCATCGTATTTAGGCTGTTGTTGATCAAACGCCTGATTAACGCTGCCGCCTTGTGAATTACCTTGATTTGTTGGTTTAGTTTGCTTGGCTTTCTGAGCTTCCTGTTTTTCAAACTTTTCAAGTAACCATTGAGCAAACTTGTTGTGTTTCTGGTTGTCAGTAAGAAAACGATTAGTTTCATGATGGGCATTGAAGTTGCTCAAATGAAATTCGAAATCATCCATCGACAAAATTTCTTGAACACGTTGTGAGTATTTTGTTTTTTGCAAAATAGCTTTCAGGTGCTCTTTGTTTGGTTTCCAAGAATCATCCGGCTCTTCAAAATTTTGCGCTGGCGCTTGAGAGAGAGATTTATCTTGTTCCTGCTCCTGTTCCTGTTCTTGGCTTGCAAGGGGCTTTGAAGGGGCTTGAATTTGTTGTGTTGAATCACACTTGCCTTCACGTTTATTTGTCATGCAAAAAGCTTCTGCGTATTTATCGTAAAAGCTTGCTAAATAAGGGTTTGAAGGTAGTGAGTCATAATCCTTTTGAATGCCTTTACAACGGTTATCTGTTGCCTTTAATGACTCAGCAACTTGGTAGCGTGCCATTTCGTGCACCCAAACCATTTCTGATACTTCGTCATAACTACAAAATCCCGCTTCGCATGCCCATTGAAGCCCCTTTTTAGCCCCTTCTAAGCCCAATCCAGTTTCATGAGCTACATATAAAAGGGGCATATAGTAAAGGCCGAGCATGTTTGCATGAGGACATGTCATTAAGTACATAGCCACCACAATTGAATCAGGATACTGGCGTAATTTCTTGCCAGTAGATCCAGTCCAGAAGTGTGGAGAGACTTTCCCATAATCACGCACGGTTATTTATCTCCTTTGAAGGGGCTTTGTAGGGGGTTAGGTAATTACTTTCCATTTTGGATAACCTTAAATTCGATTACCCATACCCATGGGTTTAAATCCCATGAACCTTTACCTTTTATTGATTCCCACAAATATTTAAATTGACCAGTTGCATGCGGCCCATAACAGCCAATTTCATTACAAGTTCTACGCGCATGATCACAGGATTCAGCAATACAACCTTCACCAATGGCGTCTGCTTCAGAAATATCATTAAGGCGTTCAATTCGAATATTTGTTATTTCCAGAACTATGCGACAAGCACTACGTGGCATATGAATAGAAGGAACCCATTTAACTGGATATCCATTTCCGTTGCAGTCGTAATAACAAACCTCATCTGATTTATCGGCTTTATAGGCAAAAGATTCGTGTGGAGTTCCACCGATATTTCGAATTTTTGTTCCAAATGTTTCACGCACCCAAAGACGGTCACCTTTTTTACCAAATGGGTTTACTTCTTCAATAAATCCCTTGTACAGCTCACAAGGATTTTGGAGTTCCTGTTCAACACGAACCATTGACTGAACATAATCACAACGCCACCAATGCCCACCACCGGGATAAGGCACTGGTTGAGGTTTAACAATTCGACGAGTCTGAGTTTTACGACCTTCTAAAATGGCTCTAACCATTTCTGAATTAGATAAAATCGGACGTTCTTTCATGACACCTCTCCCATTGCTTCATGTGCACGGTTGATGTGTTTCAATTCATCTTCTGAATAAACACGACAATTTGCAGAAATATGGTTGTGTAGGTGACGGTCATCTCCTAAATCAGAGATAAGGCATGTCTTGCACTGCTCACCTTGAAAATTGCTGCATTTGTTTTCGCAAGGATGTTGTGATAGATTAGTTTTTGTATTCATTCTGGTTTCCAAATTAAATGAATCACAAAAAAGTCTGATTTGCCGATCAGGCTTTTTGCTTTTCTAGGTCTAAAGGGATTCGGCTTTTAGCCATCTTTTGAAGCGCTTTATCTGCTGCCGTTACGCTCTCGATAATTTTTTGAAAAATAGAATGAGCTTCTTCATATTCCTGCGGCGTTACAATATTGTCCTCTAACACTTCAGCAACCTTTTGATTTGCTAAACCATTAGCGATATTGTTTTTAAGCAATGCCTCAAGAATCGACATTTCATGATGCTTTTCGCCATCACAACCTACCGGCACCAGCACATAACCCAATTGATGAGCCCAAACTTTGATTAATGCAGGGTTCTGCGTGTAATTAATCATCGTCTCAACTTTCTTAAGACTAGGTACATGGTTTTCCATGTTTGGATTGGCATAGTTCAAAACAGTTTTGTGGGAATCACCCAACATGTCAGCAATTTCCGCAGGTGTAATACCCGGTGACTGGTGGACTGTCTTATAGAGAGCTGCTTGAGCTTCTCGGCTTAAATTAATTTCACTCATATGTGAATCCTTGAAAAATTTCACGTTTACGCACATTTGCTATCCGTGAATAATGTGTTTAAGCAGTTCGCTTTTGCTTAGGTGTACGGCGTAAATAGTCAAAATCGGTATCAGGACATAGATCATCACAGCGAACCTGCCCTTTACTCTCCCGATCAATGTCGATAGCTAAACTTGGATTACATGGGCGGTTGCCATACATAATCTGTTTGATTTGACCAGTTGTTGTTTTGCAGGCCGTGGCAAAAGAAACTTGCTGTTCTTCAGATAAAGAAGAGAAGTATTGTTTTAATGTCAGTTTCTGCATTGCTAAAACTCGTTGCTAAAATCTCAATACAATTTAGCAACAGCTAAAAGTTTTAGCAATATATAAATTCGCAGTTTTTTACTAAAAAAGTTACAATTTGCTAAATGGTTTTATAAATTATGTTGGCTATGGAAATTAAAGAGATAAGACGAAAGAACTTTGTCTATATGGTCGACAAACTGTTGGCAGACAATAGTTATAAGAATCAAAAAGAAATGGCTCAAGCTATGGGGCTTTCCAATGGTTCTTATATTTCTCAGCTTAAAAGTGGTGAAAGATTTATAGATGATTCTAAGGCTAGAAGTCTCGAAGAGTTTTTCAAACTGAAGCCATATGCTTTCGATGTGCCTATGGGCGAACCAGTACTCCAAGATGGTGTTATGGAGAATGGTATTCTTAGACCAAGTGCTAACCATATCAGTAATTTAGGCAACGAGTTTTTAACAGAAACTATTGATCCTTCTGATTTTGTTCTTGTACCACAATTTGACGTAAAAGGAGCTTGCGGCTTAGGTTATACAAATGAAACTGAACTGCTTAAAGGTGGTTTAGTGTTTCGTGAGTCTTGGTTACGCAGTAAAGGTATTTCTCCAAAATTTGGATGTTCTGCTGTAATGGGTGGTGATGGTGATAGTATGTCCCCTACCATTGAGAGTAATAACATTCTCTTAGCAAACGTAACTGTTAAAACTTATGAGCAAGTAATTACTGGTAATGTTTATGCGTTTATTGCCAATAATGAATTACGTATCAAACGTCTTTTTAAGATTGTGAAGGACGGTGGATTAAGAATTGTGAGTGATAATCCAAATAAAGATTTATATCCAGATGAGTATTTGAGTAAAGAAGAATTGAATAATATTCAAATAGTTGCACACCTTGCTTGGCGAGGCGGTGACATATAGAAACAAAATAAATAAATTTACAGCCTGCTAAATATGCAGGCTTTTTTTACATCTAAATTTTATACAAAATCAATAATTTGCTAAATCAGTGTAAATTATTTTAGCAAAGTGTATTGCTAAAACTTTTAGCTGCTGCTAAATTTTATCTCGTAAACAGCAAAAAGCTCTGCATGGCGACCAAACACAAGCAGAGCTTCTTATTTAACGAGGTGATTATGAAACAAAAAACTATTCAGAGTCAAACGACTCAAATTCTCCACCGCCACCCTACGGCGGAAGAACAAAAAGTGCCATTGATTGCACGTGTCAAAGTTAATGCATTAGCAACTGTAAAAATGCTTGGTTTCCTTTCTGCTGGATTAGCCGTTTGGACTATCTGCGGTGTTGTTGCAGCTAAGTTAGCAATGGGAGCATAAAGTATGCCTAACCATGTAACTAATAAAGTTGAAATTACATCCCCTAATGCTGCTGAAGCAATTGCATTCATGAAAGGTGATGATAGAGCTTTTGATTTTGGCAAAATTATTCCAATGCCAGAGTCTCTAAATATTGGATCTGGTTCACTTACAGACTTTGCCCTCGCCTATGCTTTAGCAAATGGTGAGAAATCTGAACTAAGCCATGAGCAAATTGAAAAATATTTTGAAGATGGGTGGTTTGATTCAAAAAGCGTTTTAGCCAAAAGAGATTTGGACCGGGCTTATGACTATGTTGGTGAATCACAAGAAAAACGTGATGAGCTTTTAAAACTAGGTCAAACAGTTATTTCAAATGTTGATACCTATGGTTGTAAGACTTGGTATGAATGGTCAACCCAAAACTGGGGTACTAAGTGGAATTCTTACGATATTTCTATTTCAGAAAACGTCATCAAATTTGATAGCGCTTGGGCAAGCCCTACCCCAGTTTTAGAAAAATGGATTGCTCAATTTAAGCTTTCATGCACCGTTAAAGCTTTTGATGAAGGCTATAACTTTTGGTTTATCAAGGATTACAAAGACGGTGAGCTGCAAAGTAAACGTGCTTCGCTTCCTGAAGATCGTGACGCATTAGCTTTAGAGCTAAAGGGTTATTCATCTGACGAAGAGGATGACGAAGAATGACAATCGCTCAACCTGAAGAAAATGAAGTTTCAAGCTTGCCTGTTGAATTTTTTAAATCAAACCACGGCAAAGCTTATCAAGTTGCTCTCGATAAATTTGAAAAGCCATTACTCAATGCAGTGTTGATTCAAACACGCGGTAATCAAACAGAAGCTGCTGAAGTTCTAGGTATCAACCGTGGAACCCTACGCAAGAAGCTTCAACACCACAAGATTATGAAATAGCAGTTATTGGAGAAATAACATGACAGCTAAAAAGACTTCGTTTTGCCAAACGCTTGGCAATTTGCAACACGGCGACACGTTACACCAACTTGATGACCTTTTGTCTGAAGCGCTTCAAGCCTCAAACGATACTGGCAAAGTTTCAAAAGTATCGGTCACTTTAACCATTAAACCTAATGGCCGTGGCACCTACAAAATTATGGATGATGTGAAATCCACATTACCTAAATTCGATAAAGAGCCAACTGTTCTCTTTACTGACGGTGATCAGCAATTAGTGCGTGAAGATCCACGTCAACAAAAATTGAAACTTGAACAAGTTTCTGAATCTGGACCAGTTGAATTGAAATCAATCCCAACTGAAACAAAACAAACTTTTAAAACTCTTAACTAATACAGGTGTCCCATGACCGAACTTAACAATAACATCGAAACTGCTTATAAACTTGGTCAATCTAGTTTGACTAAAGCGCAAAAAACTACTGGTGCGCTTCCTTTTGTAGTTGTGCCGGAAGGAAGCAAAGTTAATACGTTTCCAGAACTCCTTGAACGTCCAATTAATCTTAAACAAAACGTTTATTTGCATACAGCTAAAGATTTTATTGGTTACGTAAATCGCTTTAGTGATCCAAATTCAATCATTTTTGTTGATGTATTAAATGGCCGTGTTAAGGCTGTACTTGATTATCATGAAGCTGTGCCTGTTAGTGAATATAACAGCAATGCTAATCAACGCCATTGCGACCACACTGCTACTTTCTTTGTTGAAAAGACAACTGAATTTAAAAAAATTGAAGAATGTTCAGGTAAGAAATTCACTCAAAATGAGTTTGCCTTATTGTTAGAAGACATCATGCCTCATATTGCAGAGCCTGTAGCAGCTGAGCTTTATGAAATTGTTCAAACCCTTTCAGCAAATACTAAAGTTGATTTTAAATCGGGCATTCGTACAAACAACGGTGAAGTAACTCTAACTTATAACGAAACCATTGAAGCCACTGCAGGTCGTGAAGGTAAATTAACTATTCCTGAAGTTATTAAATTTGGTGTTCAAGTTCATCGTGGCGGTAATGCTTACTTACTCCCTGCTCGTTTCCGTTACCGCATTAACGGCGGAAATATCTCATTCTGGTATGACTTAGACCAGCTTGAGAAAGCTATCGAAAAATCAATGGAAGACACTATTGATTATATTCGCAATGGTAAAGAAATCACTGAAACAGTTAATGATCAAGAAGTAAATACTTTCCTTCCTGGTGTAAATACGGATGTCACTATTTTAGAAGGCACCGTTTAAAGGTTCTTACGTGCACTAACAAGGATGTTTGCTTAGCTGTAAGCATGGTGGATCAGCTTGTAACTATTTAGACGCTGTAGAAATAGTGAAGATAGCCTCCCTATCGTCCGTTGGACCTACTTTCAACGTGAACTAGTAACTAGGAAGTGTAAGCGTTAGGCGTAATGTTTCCATGATGGGTTCCCCACCATCCGCCGATTCGGGGTTTCATAAGTTTAATAGGATTAGTAAATGAAGATATTACCTGTACTTTTCTTAGCACTGGTCTTAATACTGATCTTAACTAGCTGCATGAAAGAAGCGGAAGCTAAAAGCTCTACGGCAGGAGCCAAAGTTTCATTTAAACGTTCTTTTACCAGCACAAAAACAAACGTCTCTCAACCTTCTAGCAAAAAACCAAGCTATGTAACTGAGAAGGCAAAACAAGTACGCAAATCAAAGTCAATTTTGAGTGGTCCTGAATATGTTTATTACCCTTTAGGCGATTGCAAACGATGGGTAACTTTCAATTTCAATGGCTACCGCTGTATTGACCATGATTAATAAATAATTTGGAAACCAGAATGAATACAGTAAACAATGCTTTTGTTGATTATGTGACTAGCGGCGCGTTCAATTTGAACCTAAGCCGCCGTCAAATCGATTGTTTGAAATATTACGCTTGCCATGAGCAATTTATTTTCACACCTTCGCGCTCAAGTCAGGTCCTTGTTGAAAAAGGTCTCATTGAGCAAGTACCACAAGAAGAAGCACGTGATAAAAATTACGGCTGCATGCGGATCACGGCGGAAGGAAAGCTAGTTTGGGAATTAATTAAACGTGCTGGCCTAGCAGTGGATCTACCACCATCTGTATTTCTCCCTGCTCCTACTGTTGAATTTGAAGTTCAATTAAAGGAGCCAGTTCATGGAAATTAAGGAAAAAGAGGCTTTTTTAGAGTTTCTTAGAACTAAAGGTGTAATTAAAGTTGGGTGGAATTGTTTAGGTGTATTAACAAACCTAGTTCGAGAAGCTGGTTGCACACTTAGCTATAACGATATTGAGCTAATGCAAGAAGTTTGGATGGAAAAAGCCAAAACTCAGGCGTTGCCAGTCTGGGTATCAACTGAATTCATGAAGCAAAATGAAGGCGATTTAGTTTTAGGCATTTCCACAACTAAGATTGCTAAATTTAATGTTTATCAAATTGTTGCTTTGGATGAATTTGAGGAATGTGGGATTAATTACTGGATGCCTTTACCAGATGGGCCAAGCGAATCGGGAGCAGACCAATGAAAAAAGTAATGCAAACAAAAACTGGTTTAGGTGGCAACTGTCAATCTGCAACTATCGCCACTTTGCTTGAAATGGATATTAATGATATTCCTGACTTTTGGGAAGGCTGCGATAAATCCAAACCCGACTGCCCTATTAATGGTCAAATCTACAATGATAATTTTGACCGCTTCCTTGAAACAATTGGCTTCATATCTATCAGCTTAGGTACAAATGGTGAAGACAACTCAAAGTGGATTACTGAGATCAGTAAAAAACTGCATGACACTAAACTTTTAGTGAATGGAATTTCTCCACGTGGATACATGCATTCAGTTATTTGGCTGAACGGCAAGCTTTGGCATGATCCACATCCCGAAGGAGGTGGTGTGGTTCCAGCTAATATCACTTTCATTATGCCTAAGTTTATTGGTAAAAATTTGGGAGATGAGGAATGACTTATCAAATCCAACCAATTGAACTACCAGATGATTTAAATAGCTGCTGGTTCCATCCAGATATCGAACTACACGATACTATTGGGGAAAATTCAGAATTCTATACAACGGAACAATGGTCCCAACTTCAAAAAAATCTTGGTGTAAAGCTTCTTGTTAAGCGGTTGGAATATTGGGATATTCCAGAAATCCCTGAAGATGATTGTGCAGATTGGTCAAAATGGAAACCTAAAGCACCTGAACCAGGACTCTTTTTAATTGCAGCGTTTGATTCAGAAGATGGACCTGTTCTTTGGTGGGCAAAACCTTACGAACCGGAACTTTAATACTTAATGCCCTGCGATTGGAGGAAATATGTCAAGAAACATTAAACACATTAAACTTTCAATTTTCGCTAAAAAGTATTGGGATGATGATTCACGCCCATGCCGAACAACTTTAGTAAGCCATATTGAACGTGGCTGGTTAAGTGGCATTAAAATCGGCACCCATTGGTTTGTGCAATGTACAACTTGGGGTGAGCCAATCTTTTACAGTAGTGAAACACCAAAGATTGATTTAAAGTCACCGCCAATCACAGGGAATGCTATCGCCGATAGAATTTTAGCTGAGATATAACATGACACCACGTCCACGGGGAAAAGGGAGCTTAGATCTCCCTCCCCATGTTGAAACAGATAAAAAGGCCAATGGCACAATTTACTTTCGTTATGTATTACCGAATGGGCAGCGCAAGTCATTGGGTAAAGATCGTAATGAAGCAATTGTTGCAGCCATGGCTTTAAATGCTGCACTGAAAAGACATCCAGATATAGTTGCAAAAATACTTGAAGTGAATAAAAAAGTTGAAAATAAAATCCCAACTTTTGAAAATGGTCTTAAAGAATTTCTTGAGTTGCGTTTATCAGAGAAAACTTATGCTGAATCAACACTGGAAATTATTAATGCCAATTGCGACAAGTATATTGAAAAATGGGGTGAGCTTAGTTGTTCTGAAATGACTTTAAATATGTTAGCAACCTATTTAAAAGAACAAACACCTTATCAGGCTGAAAAGCATCGCTCTTTACTGATCGATATTTTTAAGTACTTTGTAGCGAATGGCTGGATAGCTGAAAATATTGCTGAGAAAACACTTAAGCCGATACGGCCTAAAAAGATTCGTCAGCGCCTAAGTAATGAAATGCTTGCTCAAATCTATGCTGTCTGCCCTTATTGGTTACAGCTTGCTATTGATTTGGCATTACATTCAATCCAGCGCCGCGGTGATTTGGTAATGCTATTACGCACGGCGATAAATGTGAAAGAAAACACATTCACCGTGCTACAGCATAAATCGCTTAACTATGATAAGCCGATCTATATTGAAGTTGATATGCACCCGGAACTTGCTGAGACAGTAGTTAAATGTATTGCTAATTCTTTTCGTTTGAATTGTCCGCATCTAATTGCAACTCGTCCGGAACGCATTACTGAACATAATCGGATTGCAAAACCGCACCCCTATGCAGTTACTGAGGATCACTTAACAAAGCAATTTCAGAAATATCGTGATTTGTCTGGCGCTTGTGACCATTTGGAACCGAGACAACGACCATCGTTTCATGATCTGCGTGCACTTGGTATTTTCAATATTACTGAGAAATATGGAAAATCATATGCCCAAGCATTGGCAGGACATGCAACTGAAAAAATGACTGATCATTACCTGCAAGGTCATGAAGAACCGAAGCCAGAAAGGGTTAGTTTTCGTTAG